GAAGCTCTGCTGTGCACATACTCGCGTGCAACACGGCCAAGGTGACGTCCAGCACTAACAGCAGCTCTAGCAGCAAAACGATGGCTAATGCGGTGGCCAACATGAGGTCGAGAACGTAACTCCATTATATTATTTAGATGAACTATCGTCTGCGCTGCACGCGATATGAAGTCGAACGCGGAACAGAACGTACAGAACGGTAAGGACGTCGGCGAACAGGTGCACGCCTTCGAACACTACGGACAACACTTCGGGCATACGGCATTATATTTTGGTTAAACCATTTGAATTATAATCAAACGTCTTAAAAGAGCATCCCTAGTAGCTTCATCGACATCAGGATACCACCATTTAGGTTCGAGATTACTGGTTATCCAGACTTTAGAGGAAACAAGCGGGACTGAGGACCCTTTGATCTCCACACGAACGGGATAACGGTCAAACCATCGCAATAGGTGGGCAATGTCGATCCCTCCACGAAATTCATCGATGATAACATTGTCCTCGCCCTGGTAACCACACCAAAACTTGCTTCGGGGATCTTTACAATAAGCATCCATTCCTGCTTCGTCCCAAGCGCGTCTGGATTTACCAGTACCGGTGAGGCCCCAAAACACATGGACTGTTCGGACAACTGGAAGAGGCTTATCATGGTCGGCAGCAATGCTACGGAGGGTGCGGTAAGAAATAACCCGTATCCGCGGTGGTATGGCATCAAGCTTGCCTGCTTTAGCATCCACCCAAACCCGCTCCCAATCGGTCTTGGAATTAGGATTAATTGGCAAAGTCCCGAATTCAAATTGAGTCCCTATATTTCACTATTAAAATCTAGGCAACTTGGACCAGAAATCTCTCTGGTCCTGGCGTACCGGGGACACGCGTGTTCTCTTTCCAGACGTAGTCGCTGGCGGCACTACTCCTTGAGAGCTCCCCGTGGCACTGGTCTCCAAACACTCTCTTGACGGCCCGGAGACTGGCTTTCTTTCGGAAGGCGACGAGGATCTGCCAATGGTCAAATCCTCCAGCCCCAAGTTCTCGTTGTCCACGGATGAAGGTAAATTCACCATGGAGCGAGTCAGGGGCCCGGAACGACGGTCCGGGCACGGTGAGGAGCCAAAAGATGCCCTGGCGTCGGCCAATTCCAACTGGTCGCAATCCCACTTGTCCACGTTGGCCTGGTGGCGGCGACGGGCAAGGCTCACTTGGTTCACAAAGGTAGCTTGGGGAGTCCATGGTAGCATCTGGGAATTCTGGGGGATGATTGTTTTTGATGTATTTCGTTCTGTTTATAAGCAAAAAGCGGAGAATTGACTCACACCGCCACATCAACGCCACAAAGCAAGAAGGATCGAAATGCGGATAATCCAACATATGATCAGTGAATCAATACAATCATTAAAGATTTTGGAATTTTGGGGGACCAATGTATTTCGTTTCTTTTTCGCCAAAAATGAGAATTAAGAATCGCATCTAGTAAGTAATACTGTGACACGATTCTACATTTCGTGTCAGGTGACTAGATGCTTAACAGAACATATGGGCCACCTAGGCGGTGGCGCGCCTGGCCCCCCCCAGCCCCCCAAGGGGGGATTGATATATAGTTGATTGGGCAGTTATGTGGACAGAATATCACGCAGTATATTATCAACTATAAGAATTAGAACCGGTAGTAGGTTCAACATTATCAGCAGCGGTCTGAACTCCACCAAGATTAGAGTAGGGAGTAAATGATCCAGAGCTATGAACATTGTATACGTAGGCAGGTCGACGATACCCTAACTCAACTACTTTACCAGCAGTAAAAACAGCAGGCAAAGCAAACCCAACCTCCTCAGGCATACTAAGAGAGCAGTAACTGGTCCTCTCAAAACCCAGCTCCTCGCCAAGAGGGGATTTAAGAGGCAAACCAAACAATCCATTAGTGGTACTCGTACTGGCAGAACCACTAATGTGCTTAGGAATATGATTCAAGCGAGCAAACTTGACAGTTGCATTATCATCTGCAGTAACAGCTAAATCCCAAACAACACGATGAAATAGGAATCTAGAAGACTTGGCAATAGTATTCAAATGACCAGTAGTAGAAACAACATCTGAAAACTTAAACAGAGTGTTGTTGGGACCCTGCAGCTTAAACGAGAATGAAGTACCAGGAGACAAATACATCTTGTTGCAATCAACACGATAACCCTTCATGAACTCCACACAAGAACGAGGATCTAAACCAATGGTGGTGGGAATAACATTCGAAATATTACGACCTTCAACAAGTTCATCAGTTAAAGACTGCTGCCAAAACGTTAAGGGATCAATCAAAGCATCAATAGTCCCATTAATAGCAGAAGTGTTATCCCATAGAGTAGTAGTATTAGAGTAAGTGCTAGGACGCTTAGGAGCACACTCGTACAAATACAAAGTACATCCACGGGGTGTATTATTCTTGTAAATGTTCTTTTCCCATGAATCCTTGATCATAAACTTCACATTGGTATAGCCAGAAGCACCAGGATTAGCAGGCATTTGCCCAGCTCCGATATTAGTAGAATCGGCAAGAGAATAAGTCAATGATGCAGGCTTACCGTGCCAAAGGCACGACGCAGCATCAAGAAAATATTCAGGGAGAAAAGACCACTCAAGTCCAGGTCGAGCAGGTGAATTGGTACCAGGCGTCCAGGTAGCAACACCTTGTAAACTCAACCCAACAACAGGAGCCACACGGTATTCAATGTCAACCTTTGTACCATGAACCTCAGCACCTTGCTCAACAGCCTTGACTTTCTTGCGAAACTCAGAAGAGACATGAACATGGTTCTTGCGCTTAACAGCAGCAACCTTCTTGTGTCCACCAACGATGGACACGGTGGCATTAGCAGTGGCGTCCTCATTAGCAACCTCCTGGGCAGGAGTATGCTGATGAGACCCGTGCGACGAAGCTCTGCTGTGCACATACTCGCGTGCAACACGGCCAAGGTGACGTCCAGCACTAACAGCAGCTCTAGCAGCAAAACGATGGCTAATGCGGT